ACCATTACCAGTCTCATAAGCAAGTACCCATGTAAGCGTAGCAATAGAGTATGCCCCTTCTGCTGTAGGGTTAGGGTTTGTCCCTGCGAGGTTTTCATCAAGTGTAATCCCATTGAGTGCCAAAGCACCCGACTCAATTGATGGTTTAATAAACTCACCAGATTTATTCTGCAATGCAGCAGCAACAACTTCACCTTTAACATAAGATTGATTTACATAACCAATAGCACCAACATTATTTCTGATAGCACCAGCAACACCAGCATTACCTTTAGAACCAATACCTACTGGCCATGATACTGCCTTACCTACACCTAGCTTCCACTTGTCACTAAACTCATTCATTGATCTAGTAAATGCAGCAGTAGTTCCAGACCCATCAGATCTGTAATTCCACATCATTCTCTTATCAGCACATCCTACTTGAGACCAGTTGTTGATCTCACCAATAGCAATTTGTACTGCTTGTTCTTGTGTAAGTTTTAGATCACAACCAGGCATATTATAACCAAAGGCAATAGTACCTCCAGTCAGAGGTATCTGTACGAGACCTCT